CGGTGTCCATACTCTTTGATGAACCCAAACGCGTTGACGTTTGACTTGAGGTTTGTAATCGCACGCTTCTCTGGCTGACCACTTACGAAAGCCATACCAGTTGCGTGAGCACCACGGGTGACAATTTGGGTCAACAGAGCCTTGCCTAGTGATTGAGCATTTACATCTTCATCAGTCTTCAGACTGAAACCAGCGATTCCGCACATAATTTTTCTCTCTCTCTGTCTCGGTGATTACGCTAGGACTACAGCGCGGTTAGTTAGGAAGGTTACGGTTTCTTCAGCAAGTCCAGCGTGCTGTTGAAGGTCTGCGAGCATATCGGCTAGGTCAACTCTGATGTTGCCCTCAACGTGAGTCTTAGCAGCAGTGATTAACGCTTGTCCGAACAGAATCCAGTGGCGCAACTTTGCACCATCAAGTGACCCCTGATGTTGACGGATTTCTACAGTGCCATACTTTGGATACGACATAACGTTGATTTTGCGGAAGCGTTGAATGTCGTTGCGGATACGACCATAATTATTTAGGTCACTCTGGATTGAGCGCAACTCATAATCGCTGAGGTTCTGGCAGTAAGTGTTGCGGTTACCACGGCGTGACTCTGAAACGAGTGAGTCAATTGCGGTCTGACGCTCTGCCCACAGTGTTACGAAGGCAGCAATCTCAGAACCAGTTAGCCCAGCCATATCGTGGTGAACGTGGATTCCTGTGGTTACGTTGACACTTGCACCAGCATTTTGCAGAGTGGTTACGGCTAGTTCGAGTTGAACTAGACCAGCCTCACCGCGCAGTGGGGGAGAAACAAGTTCACCGCAACCGTTACCCATTGAACGGACAGAAGCATCTGGTACAAGTTTCCAGTGGCGGCGAGTATTGTGATTGTACGACTCGCTTACAGCGTTGATACCAGCAGCGCGTAACGCAGCCTCAGCATCAGAGCGACTGATTCCACTGAACTCTATCTCTACACCGAATCGGCGACCTTGAACAGATGATGTACCACCATTCATTCTGAGGATTCCTGAACGTACAGCGTTGCGAGCAGATGAAGCAGTTGAGTAACCCAACGCATCTGCAATCGCTTGGTAGGTGTTGCCTTGCTCGTACATTTCTACAGCACTACGAAGACGGGCTTCAGTAATATCTGCTCTGACTCTCATTCTTGTCATTTTGCGTTTTCCGTTTCTAACTATGTGGTCTGGGTCTTTCCCATTGGCTCAATTCTACCGAACTGGGGTTAGGTGTCTAGCCGTGATGCTCACCATTTTGGGCGTGGCTCGTCAACGGGTACTCCGTGACCTGCCCGTTTACCGTGTGACCTAGATAACATTCTGACCGATAGGACGTTTGTACCAAATGTCCGAAACAACAAAGGTTACTGGCTGGTATTCAATAGCCGTTCATAACGGCTGGTATCTCTCTCTGATTGAAGACCAGCAAAACTTTTACCAGACATACGCTTTTTGAAATGCGGAATGTTATTAGCAGGAATACCAATACGTACAGCAGGAAGCAAAACAGCCTGCAAGTCATTGTCACTCTGGTCAACGTAACCTTCTTCAGTCATTGACACCATTGACAGAAATACGTCAGCGTGACGGTCACTATCTTTATCAACGAGCGAATCTTGACGACCACCCATTGAATACAACCAACGGAAGTTGTCAGGCGCTACACCGTCAACCATACGGCGGAAACGGGACACTTCTTTCGTGTACGCATAGAACAACACATCAGGTACAGCGCGAGCAATATCAAGCCAAGCGTCAGTATATTCATCACTAAAAAAATCACCGCTGTCGTGCACCCGAACGGCTTTACCACCAGACAACAGCCATTGACGCACCCAGTCATCTACGTCATCTAACGACACTCGTGACACTTCTTTTGGTACACCAGTCGGACGGAATCTACGAGACGCTAATTCAGTCACCATAGCGGTCTTCCAACCATCAAGGTCATCAAGCACAAAATGTAAATTGAGCAGATGTTTACGCCTTACGGCTGGAAACAAATACGTACCATTACGTGCATAGCAAACTTGAGCGCAAGCACCTGCCTCTGGACAAACATTGAAGTTACGACCATCTAGTAATTTGACTGCAAACGCAGGTAACGTCCAATTGGAAATACCATCAGCACGTAGTTCACTGTTACTTGTCAACAACTTGGCTGGTCTCGGAATCACTCTCTTACTCCTTTGAGTCTAGTGTCTAACAAATCTTTCAAACGAGTATTAGCCTGTATCCCTACACCTACATAGGTAAAACCAGCAGCAATAGCAGCGTTAGCATCTAATATATTACGAGCATCTACAATTTTTCTTGAAGCCATTACTGCTCCTACTTGATGAAGGTCATACCCTACAAACTCAGACCATTCTGTGAGAATGACTAAACCTTCAGCACCTTTGCAAGCCTCAATAGGGTCTTTGACTGTATCCCACGGCAAATCTTTTGCATTGGCTACTGGGTCATAAGCAACAACTTCTGCACCCTGCGAAATCATCTCTGTAATTACAGCAAACGCCGGACTTTCTCTCATATCTGAAGTATCTGCCTTGAAAGAAAGACCCCAAACAGCAATTTTTTTTCCTGCTAAATCTCCAACAATCCACTCTAAACGATTAACAATTTTCTTTGGCTGTTCATCATTTGACTTTACAGCAGCCCTTACAATTCTGAGTTCTACTTCGTGCTCGTGAGCAGTTGCCAGCAAAGCCATTGTGTCTTTTGGAAAGCAAGAACCACCCCAGCCAGCACTAGGGGATAAAAACAGTTCTCCGATTCTGCGGTCACTACCAAAACCCCTGCGAACGTCTCCGTAATCTGCCCCTATAGCGTCACACAATTCTGCAATCTCATTAGCGAATGAAATCTTTGTAGCCAAGAAACCATTAGCGGCGTACTTACATAGTTCTGCACTTAACGTAGACATAAGCATTATTGGGGCTTTGATGTTGCGGTACAACTTTGTGACGTATTCCCCTGCCTCTAAATTGTCAGCCCCAATCACTATTCTGTCTGGCTTTAAGAAATCTTGAACTGCATTACCTTCACGCAGAAACTCTGGATTGCTTACAACAGTTACATCTTTACGGTCAATAAGATTGTTTAGGAAAGACGCTGTACCAACGGGGCTAGTTGATTTATTTACAACTACAGCACCTCTACGAAAGAACTTTTTATTGGCAAGCACAAAGTTTTCAAGATAAGAAATGTCAGCAGAACCATCTTCTGAGCGTGGTGTTGGAAGACATAAAATAACAATATCGGCATCTTTAAGAATGTCTGAAGCGTCTAATACAAACCCTAGTCTGCCTTCCATTACATTCTTGTACACCAGTTCTGAAAGATTTTTCTCAAAGAATGGAATACGACCCTGTTGGATAGACAACATTTTTGCTTTGTCATTCTCAACACAAATAACACTGTTGCCTAGTTCTGCAATACAAGCGGCGGTAGTAAGTCCTACAAATCCTGCTCCTACTACAGCAACGTTGAGCATCTTTGAATCTACGCCAACCATTACTTACCTCGAATTATTTTATAGACAGTTACCTCGGACATATTTATGGTTTCTGCTATCTCCCTATACGTGACGTTTTGTTTTCTTAATGCAAGAACGTGCTTACGACGACCTTCAGCAGTTTCAACAATTTCTTCTTGCAGTTTTTTTATCTTGCCTGTCTGCTCTCTTACGGAATGTAACAAATCATCTTTGCTCTGGTTTTCTAAAAGGTCAGTGTTCATACGGACACCCTACATCATTTCCACAACTGGGGTTAGTCACGCAACAACACCATTTACAGTTAATACGAGAGCATTACGACCACGCTGGGGTGCTTTGAAAGTGATTGACTGAAGATATGCAGGTGAGTCATCAGGCATTACCTTTGCATCTACAAGACCGTCAATAGCAGCCTTTACAGCAGGATTACAGGCGGCAACATCTTGGAGTCTGCCCCCTTTTTGGTACACCTCGACAATAATGTCGCACGTCTTCAACGTGGGTATATTTTGGTTTCTTGCAAGAATACAAAAAGCGTAACGCCAAGTCTTTACATTATCTGCTCTCTGCCATCTGTTTCCTGCACGCTCACTATTAGTAGTCCACGGACGCTGTTCAAGAGTTAAAGTCCACGAGTTAGACATAATTTCCCTCATCATCTAATACAACAAACTTCTCGCGGATTAAGACTGGTTTCTGATTAGGTATTTCGTACGAATGTACAAGCCAACCATTTGTATAACTGAGTTCTCTATTAGATTCAACGTAACCGTGACAACCAGACGTGCCTGAACCACAAATCATCATCAAATTACTAGGTTCGTTCAAAGTGGTATCTCTGCTACCACCCATCTTTCTTGGCTTGCGGTGGTGCAAAGATACATACTGCGAACTGTTAAGAGGCTTATTGCAAATCTCACAAGTCCCACCACCACGCATAACAACAGTCATACGAACAATAGGTGTAGCACCTGTGTATCTACGAGCCATTAAACAGTCAATGATTTACGAGACGGACTGGACATTTCTAGTTGATTGCCTACAAGAGCAACACGGTCAAGTTTCGTTACAATTTCTTCATACGCACGCCAGAACTGCGAGCGTGAAGTTTCTATGTTGTCACTCATACAAAGACTACGCCAACCTAAATGCCCTACTGTGTTAGTGATAGCGTCGTGCGTGAACACTGGACTGCCATACGTACCAGACACTCTCATCTGCACCATAACTTCTCCCCACGCCTCAATCTTGCTAGGTGCAAGCGAACCTGACTGCTCTGCAACTTTACGACGTATTGAAGCAATTGACAACCAACGGTCAGAAGTCATAAGCAACTCTTTGACTGCCTTTTCTACCTGCTCCACAGACAGGTCTGCAAGAAGTTCTGCATACACACTTACAGTTTCTTTTGTAAGTGGGTATTGAGGATAAGCGACAGCACATAACGCTAGAATCTTTGCAGCCTCTACATTGTTCATTGTTCTGCACCTATCTGGTCTTGAAGATAATCACGGATAGCAGAGAAACCACGTGGCTCACTCTGCTTTTGCTTACGCGTTGCCTCAAGACGAAGTCGGTCAAAGTGTTCACGTAACTTTTGTGGGCTACGTACATTCATTGACCAGAAGTCATCTTGCGTTGCCCAAATGATAGCCCCTTGAATCTGCTCTGGAGTCCTGCCGTCAATACGCATCATACGGTCAATTACCTTGAGCCATTCCTTTGTTACAGACGGACGCTTGAAACCATTACGTTCAATACAGTCTGCAAGTAAGTTACAAATCTCATTAGTGTCAGAATTATCAAATTGTGAACTCTCTGATTCATTTTGGCTATCGTTAAGTATGGCTATGGTTAGTGTGTCGTTTTCTTCGCTAGGGGTAGTGTCGTTTTCTTCCCTACGTGACCTGTCCTTATTTTCCCCACCATACGAAGATTTTGCGCTAGGGGGGACACTACAGACGGTATAAATGTTTGATGTGTAACCACCATCATCTTTGTAACGACGTTCTTTTTCAAGCGCACCAAGTTCTAGTAATTCTTTAATGGCTGAATCTACAGTCCTGTCAGAGCAACGCATACGAGTGGCAAGTGTATGTCTTGAAGGGAAACACATACCATCTCTGTCAGCATACCTACGAAGCACAGCGTACAAACGTATAGCAGCAGATGAAACGTCAGCATCTAGCACCCATTCAGGCACTATTGCAAAGTAGTAATCAGCAGAAGTTTTGTCAGTCATTCTCTCTCCTGTCTGAAATGTGGGAAGCGAAACGTACTCCATAAATGCCTATGCGACACACCACGTAAGATAATTACAGCAGTGTGTCGCAGAGACGTACTTTTAGTTTGGTGTTTCTACCAAATCTTCTTCAATGTCACTTACGACTTCTTTTATTGTTTCTGATATTGGTACAACATCTTGTACAACTTGCGGAGTGAGTTCAGCCTTCTTTTGTGTGTACAAAGATAGCAACTCATTACGCTGTGATTCTGATAAGTCATAATCACCAACAGAAGTTGCAACAGATTGTAGGTACTCAAGATTCTTGGCTAGTTGCAAAGCAGAAACTAGAGACTGCCAAACACTGTCGCTCATTGGTTTCTTTTCTTTTACAACCTGTTGAGCACGTTCAACTTTCTGCATCTCCTCACGAGAAGGACGCTTGCCTTTTGTTGCAAAACCTAAATTGGCTAATGCTCGACCAATTGACGAGGTCTCACAGTTTTCGCTTGCATTGGTTCTGTTTACGGGTGAACTACCTTCAATCTCACTTGCAAAACCACGGACGGTAGCCCACGTATCTTCTTTGTTAATGTAAATATGTGTCCAACATTCCCACTGGTATTTACCATCTTCACGTAAAACGAAAGTTGGTTTGTCAGGAAGAATACGACCATTCGGGTACGCCACCCAGAAAGCACGAATACGATTTTCAACTGGTTCATACTCTGATAAATCGAAAGCCATTATAGTTCCACCTCTACGCTCACGGAAAGACTGCCTTCCTCAATTGTAAGACCAGGGACAATCTCCCCGTCTTTTGTTACAACTTCTAAAACACTTGCATTTTGTACAACTAAATCAGCATACGCTTCTTTTATTTTGGTCAACGCAGGTTCTTCCTTGACTCTGATTAAGTCTGGAGCACTCTTTCTAGCCCAATCAAGAAATATATCTGAATCTACAGACCACTTACGACTTGACTGCCTAGTGGAAATCTTGCCGTGCGGTAAAGTAACTGATTTACGTGGGTCATCTGGATTGAGTCGAACTCTATGACCATAACCAGACAAGTGAGCAACAAAGTATTCAGCGTCATTCTCGATTGTCTTGTTTACAGATTCTAACCAAGCATTAACACGAGCAATTTCTTCTGCGGCAATTTCTTCATTTACTTTCTGCTTAGCACGGAGCGAGCGCAACTTACGCATAGCCCAAGCAGCCTTTTGGTCATCATCTATTACAAACGCTTGACGGACTTCTTCTGTTTTGAAGTCATCTAAAGCGTCGTCAAGAGATAGTGGAAGTGACATTACATTCTCCTTCTTACGTTGTGGAGAGGCAATCATAACTGGGGTTAGTGACAAATGTACATAGCCTCTGAGATTAGGTGTCTCAACGCTTGACGATACAACAGAGGACTGACAAGATACGAGCCTGTCAACGGGGAAGTGACAGCAGTAGACGCAGGGCAGAAATACTCTCTTTTCTGCACCTGCGTCTATCTGTGTAGGTCTGACCCTTAAACAGTCTCTACGAGCCTTCCAAGCCCCTTAAACGGGCATTTCTGGTCTCTTACTACCCTGCAACCTTTACGCCAAATCTTGGTCGTCCAAAACCAACAATAGCAACGGCTAGATTGGGCTTGAGTTTATTACGGTTCTTTTTCTTATACGCACGAATCTTGAGGCAGACTTCACCACCGTTACGCTGGTCTCCCTTTTTATCAGGCGAGGTGTTTCCTTCAATACAGGTCACTGTCCCGTCACCATTGTCTTTTACAACAATTCCTACGTGCGAAATCCTATTGACGCCATCTGCTGGAAAATCAAAGAACACTATATCGCCAGGTTGCGGCATACAATCTTCGCCCTCAAACCAACGCTTTGACTTCTTGAAAGCATCAGCACCAGCAGGTGTAAAAACACAATTAGGCAGAGTTACGCCAGCCTTTTTCCCACACCAGTTGACGAACGCTCCGCACCACGCTTGGTTAGCCTTTTGATACTTAGTCTTATTTTCAGGCACGGATTCTTCTATGTAACCTACTTCGGCAAGAGCAATCTCAATCAGACGCTCTGCTGTTCCTTGTTCAGCCATTATTCTTCCCCTTTATTCTTTCCAGCAAAGTAGCCACCAATAATTCCAATAAGACCAACGAGAGCATTTTGAACTAAAGCAATAGCGTCAGGATTTGTTCCTACTGCTTCACCAGTTTGAAACTGAGCAGACAACATTGCTGTGTATTCGCCAACAACAACAAGAGCAATAAAACCTAAAATCCCAAGTGTTATGTACATCATTAACTTATCTTTCATTTTCATTTCTTTTTCTCCTTTGAGTCGGATTCATCTTCTAACATCTGCTTCAACAATTCTTCCTGTATGTCTTTTGGCTTGGACTTTAATCCATTACCAGCCAGCACGCCAGCAAGTGAGCCAGTTAAAAAGACGGTCAACGTTGAAACAAGGTCAATAAAAGCAGCATCATTAGGTGCTTGCTTCATAGGCTGAGTAATAAAAATTAGGGCATACAACAAAGAGAAGACAGAAACAGCAAAAACAGCAGTCAACACTATTCCTATAATAAAAATTAAACGAGCGTGAATCTGCTCTGGGGTTAACAATCTACGTTTCACTGATTCTCCTCAAACACTTCAATGGGTAATAAGTCTTTTGTACAAACACCAGTTGCTTCACACTGGGGCGGATTACACTCTGGTTTTTCCCAATTTTTGAACTCTTGACAAGGATAACGAACAGAGCCGTCATAACCACAACCACCTACAAATGCTGAAATAAACAACGCTAAAGCACCAATGGAAACCTTACTTAGCGACATTTTTCTTAACCATTCTTTTCTTCGGTTGCGTGTGATATATGAAAGGGGAAGAAGTATAAACGTCATTATCAGCAGCAATAGTAAGTGCTGTTTCTAATGTTGCGCCAGCGCACAACGCTCCTATTGCGTAGTCAGAACCAGAACCAACACCATAGAAACCCCTGCTATCTAAGGCAACAGACATATCATCTGCAATCTCAAATACCTGACCACCTACAGCAATAAGGAAGGCAAACTTAGTTTCACCGTCTTCATCTGCTTCGTTCCATTTGTACTCATTTTCTTTGAAACAAGTCTTTAACGAAGGCACGACTTTAGCAATCATAAAGTGGTACAAGTCATCTACGTCAGACGCTTTTGGGATAGGTGGTTGCCATATATGTTGAGCAATATCGCACGGCGCACATTCGCCAGAACCAGCAATTAGATACAACGAACGTTCTGTAATCTTAACCATCTCACGGTGTGACTGTCTTCGTCCACCGCTACCAGTCACTTGACTGTCAGCACCAATTACAACTTTGTCTTTGTATTGAACAGCAACAATCGTAGTCACGTCTCTCCCTATGGTCAGGGAAAGCCTACGGCAAGGTTATTGGCTGGGCTGTACTGAACACCAACCCAGCCAGAACCTTAAGTTTACGGCTTCTTTTTTACAGCAGCCTTCTTTGATGCAGCAGTGATTTTCGCACTTACTTCCTTAGCAGTTGATTCAGCAATACGACCAAACGCTGGGTCTTTCTTATTAGCCCAACGCAATAGCACTGGGATTAAAGCAGCCCACAAAGCATTGGATACATCTAACCACTGGCTAGTGCTAAACGATAAAGGGCTTGCGCCATTTCCGACAATAGCAACCGCTGTGAATAGAGAACCTAAAAGGCTACGACCATAAGACGCGAGCGCGGCTTTTGTTTTGTTATTCATTTGATACTCCTAACGTGCCAGAGTTTTGACAAGTTCATAAACGTCATCAAGTCTCTGGCTGATTCCTGACTGACGCTCCTCAAGCCGTATAACCTTATCAGCAAGGCTTGAGCCACCATTGGGGCGCAACTCTCGCAACGTCTCCTCAAGTGGAGAAAGACGCTCATCAAGCATACGCTCAAAAGAACTCTGTTGAAACCTCTGTATTGGCTTCAAAATAATCTTTGCAACAAGGGCTATTACGGCAAGGAGAGCACCACACAGTGTTCCTACAAATTGGGCATATTCGAGAGCAGTCATACGTAAAGAATACACAACAAATGTTCTAAATAAGGTCTAGTAATTACCTTACAAGACAGATTATGAACCTAGATAAATGACGCTTAAAGCATTAAAAAAGCCAGTGTGGTCTACGCCACCAGAACTAATTATTAAATCGTTGTCTGGATTGTGGTCGTGGTGGACACCCATACGAACGGTGTCATTTATAGCCATTGTAAAAGGAACGCTTGTAACGGACATATGCATACCGTGTTCTTTTGTTGTTAGTTCATCATCTTGCCTTGCTATTTCCTGTGTACCTTTTTCAATAAACAACGAACAATATCCACCATTTTGACCTTCCCACAAAACCTGTGCAGTCGCTTGATAACGACCAGGAACTTTGCAGGTTAATTTTGTTGCGTCTGCAACGTCCCACATATCCCACTCATCATTTGCAACGGCTTGAAATGCAACGTAAGTGTTAACGTCTTTTGTAACAGTCAAACTGCCTGTTCGGTAAGCAACTGGATTAAGTGAATGGTCAGCACGTGCAAGAGCGTCTACAACATAAACGTCACCTTTGTTTACTTGAATTACAACAATGTCACCAATACGGGGAACATACGAACGCATATAACGAACATTAGTAATTGGGGTGCTAGAGCCTGAAGGTTTGACGGTCAGGTAATAAATACCAGAAGTATTAGTGATTGCAGTTACTTCACCAAAACGAATAGCAAACCTTACATTCTGGTCAATAATCTTTGCTAATGAATGTCCTATCTCCATTAAGCACCCACAACCACTTCTTCACCTTCAGCAACAACTCTTACTGTTCTTGCATCTACGGTCATTGTATCTTGTGGGTCAAGCGGCAAATCTATTTTGTCAATAATTACAAGACGGTCAACCTTTGCTCCTACAGCCTTTACGTAAACAACATCATTTACATCTAACGTAGGGTCTGGAATACACTCCCACGAAATGGTTTCTTGAGCACCAATGTACTTATTTAGAAGTGCAGCAGCAGCACGAACAGCCTCATCTTCGGTAGACAAAAGACTGGTCTCTACAAACGTAGGCACTTGACCAAACTTACCAAAACGATAGGTAGGGCTAGTTGAATCTTCGTCCCACGCTTCTACTCTGATTGGGGTTGCAACGTCTGTTCCTTCGATTGTGTAGACAACACCGTTGAAAGTTTCCTTAGTTGATATTGAACGGTCAATAGACGTGACAGTTGTACCAACACCTTCCACAAATGTACTAACAACAACAGAGCCATCAAGAGACGGAAACTGTGCCATTTCAACGACACCATTAGCATTAAAAAATAAATCAAAACCGACCAACTCACATAACTCCACAGCGTCTTTCCACGGGTCATTATCATTCTCACTCCCTAATACAACTTGGTTAATTGTTACGTTTGTTGTCGGAAACGCTGTCTGAACATCAGGGTATCTGCTCTTTAGTAAAGCCGTAATAGCACTTTCAAGACTTGCGTTCTCTACCTGATAAGGCTCTATCCACTTGGCACGACTGATTAACAGTGAACGGTCAGAACCAGTAAGTGACAAAGTTACACCCTCGTTACTGTCCTGAACAGCAACCTCAGTAATTACAAACACTCCAAGCGGCACATATTCTTCAGTACCATTGTCAAACTTAATACCTCTATACAAACGAAGTTCATTACCAAAAGGTGTGATTACGTCAAAGTCATTGTCAGGTACAAGATTTGTAATTGTGCGATTTGTGACTATCTCAATCTCACACTCACGACGGCTTGCCATTGAAGAATTAACAGTTACGTTCCCTGCCTGAATATTTACAACCTGCAACAACTGGTCTGAAGTCCATACCTCTGCCTTTGCAATAGCAGTGTGACTTTGTTTTACAGCAGTCTTAAATGCACCACTAGACGCATACATTACTCATCAACCTCAACGTAAGCGGCTTCAATGTTTCTATGAATTGAACCGCTAACAGTTTCAGCAACCCAAGTGCGGTCAGTCACACGAACATACTTCTGATTACCAAGAGGGTCTTGCACCAACAAAGTACCTTGATGCGTAAGCACTGGATAGAAAGAATCCCACTCAGTTTCGCTGATTGTTTTAATGTTATAGATACCATCTTCGCCTTGCAGTGGGCCAGCAACAACAATCCC